GCGTTATTTGCAACATTAGCATTTTGTTTCTGTGCTGCAGCATTTACAGCTAGGTTAGTGGCACAAAAAGATATATGAACGATAGAGCAAGGCAAGTAGCAGCAGCCTTAACTATCAGCAGTGCAGCCATCGCAGGTATTGCTTTCTTTGAAGGCTACCGTGCAATGGCGTACAGGGACGTAGGAGGTATTCCCACGATAGGATATGGGGAGACTAAGGGAGTTAAGATGAGTGACACCACGACCCCAGAAAGAGCCTTAGTGAGGCTTCAGGAAAGTGCCAATGAGCACGTCAAGGGAATGATCAAGTGTATTAAAGTTCCTATTACCCAAGGTGAACTAGATGCGTATGCTTCGTTTACCTATAATGTCGGGGTCGGTGCTTTCTGTTCTTCGACTCTTAATAAAAAGCTCAATTCAGGTGATTATGCTGGAGCCTGTAAAGAACTTTTAAAATGGACGATGGCTGGCGGTAAGATATTCCCCGGCTTAATTAAACGCAGACAAGAAGAATATGTCCGCTGTATAGGAGGATAAGATGGGTTGGTTATTAAGTGGTTTTAATTCATTAATTGCACTTGGAGTAGCTATAGCAATAGCTTTTGGTGGGGGTGTTTATGCAGGTCACAAATACGAAAAGAACTATTATGAAGCAAAGATTGCTAAAGATAAAGAAGCATATCAAGAAGCTCTGGCGCAAGATAAGGCTAAATATGACCTTGCTGCGGCTGACTATTTTCAACAGGTAAAGAAAGAGCAGGTAAAAAATGTTGGTTATCAAAAACAAGTTCGTGGCGCTGCATATACAAAGGATATTGATGCTTGGAATGCTAAGTTCGGCAGTCCTGTCTCTTACGGTTTTATTAGGCTGTACAACGCCTCTGCCACAGGTGAAACCACAAATCCCGCAAATACTGATAACCTCAGCTCCCCCGTTGACCTTGCTACCGTACTCACCACCACAATTGAAAACCACGGAAAGTACAGAGAAGTCGCCGCCCAAATAGAGGCTTTAAAGGCTGCAAATAGTAAATAATTTACTTGACATTTAGAGTAAAACGTGGTATAATTTATCATCCAACAAGGACTACATGGCTTATAATTACTTACAACTTGTTAATGAAGTACTAGTTCGTTTACGAGAGCGTGAAGTTACGTCCGTCTCAGATAATACTTATTCTAAATTAGTTAGTAAATATGTTAATGATGCGAAACGACAATCTGAAGATGCTTATAATTGGAATGCCCTTAGCGTTACTTTAACAGCAGATACAACTCCAGCTTTATTTAACTATGTCTTAACTGGCTCCGGACAACGGTTTCGTGTAATCGATATTATTAGTGATACTTCTGATATTATACTAAAGAACGAAACAACGCAGAAAATGAATCAATTGTTTTTGACTCAGGCTGCTGAAACAGGCGAACCTCGTTATTACAATTTTAATGGTACAGACAGTAATGGAGATACTCAGGTTGACTTATATCCAATCCCTAACGCTGTGTACAACATTAGATTTAATATTATTCGACCACAGCCACCATTAAGTAGCAATACAGATGTTTTATTGATTCCACATGAGCCTGTTATTTTTGGTGCTGTTGCTAGAGCATTAGCAGAGCGTGGCGAAGATGGTGGCGTTACTTCTAGTGAATCATACGCACTATATCTTACTTCTTTAGCTGATGCAATTGCATTAGAATCAGGCAGATATATTGAAGAAGGTGCTTGGGTTGACGTTTAATGGCTGAAAATTTATTAACAGGGTCTATTCAAGCACCGGGGTTTTCTGGTCTAAATATACAAGATTCTACAGTTCAGCTAACAAGCGGATTTGCCCTTGAAGCGTATAACTGTATTATTGATAAATATGGTCGTATTGGTGCTCGTAAAGGTTGGTCAAAAGTAAACACTACAATCACTAGTACTGCTGGATCAATTAGGTCTATATTTGAATTTGTTAAAGATGACGGTACGGTTGTTCTGAGTGCAGCTAATAATAAACTGTATCAAGGAACTACTACATTAGTTGAAAAGCCTGTGTGCGGAACAAGTTATCAAACAGGTACATACGCACAATCAGGAACAACTATTACTGTTACAATAACAGCACATGGTTATACCGCAGGACAAAGTATTTCTTTTGTTCCTTCTACAGGAACTTCACTATCTGGTACGTATTCTGTTGCAACTGCAGCAACAAACACATTTACAATTACTTCAACAACATCAGCAACAACAAGCGGCAATTGTACTATTATTAATGTATTAGCATATGCAATTACAGCCAATAACTGGCAGTTCTTGTCAATGCCTTTTGGTACTGGTTTAACTACATCAGCTCACGTTATTGGAATTCAAGTTGGACAACAACCACTTGTATATCATAAATTAGGAACATCAGCACACAATCACGCTGGAGCTTACGGTTTTCAAAGATTAGGCGATGTTGGTAATTTACCTTCTGGATATGCTGTTGATACTTTTAAACCATCTTGCGGTCTTTCTGCTTTTGGTCGTTTATGGGCTGCAAACATTGGGTCAGATGATCAAGTAGTTTATTTTAGTGATTTACAAAATCCTACTGAATGGCAAACAGGGACATCTGGATATTTAGATATTGGTACTGTTATTCCTACTGGAGACGGTATTGTTGCTTTAGCATCACACAATGGGTTTTTAGTTATATTTTGTAAGCGTCATATTATTTTATATGCTAATCCTACAGACCCTACAAGTTTAACCGTACAAGATATTATTAAAGCAACTGGTTGTATAGCTCGTGATACGGTTGCATCCGTTGCTGGTACAGATATTTTATTTTTATCTGAAACAGGAGTACAATCTTTACAACGTTTAGTTCAAGAAAAATCACTTCCATTTAGAGATGTTTCAAAGAATGTACGAGATGATTTAATTTCAAATATAAAGACAGAAACATTAGTTAATATTAAAGCAGTTTATTTTGCTACAGATGCAATGTATTTATTAAGTTTACCAACTACTGGTTTTACTTATTGTTTTGATACTCGTGGTGTGTTAGAAAATGGAGCAGCAAGAACAACAATTTGGACAAATATAACTCCAACTGCATTTTGTAGCTCAGAAACAAAAGTATTATATATTGGTAAACCCGGATATATTGGACTTTATGACGGATATACCGACAATACTGCAGTGTATCGTTTTAGTTACTATACTAACTATTTTGACTTAGATCAGCCAACAACTTTAAAAATACTTAAAAAAGTAGGCATTATTGCCATTGGTGGTCGTGGTCAAAACATTTCTGTTAAGTGGGCATTTGATTATACTGGAAATTACGATAGTAGTACTATTGCTTTATCGTCTGGCGGTGTTTATGAATACGGTATTGGTGAATATGGTATAGCAGAATATAGCAATGGAATTTCATTAGACTCAGTTAAGTTCAGCGCAACTGGAACTGGTAAAGTCGTACAGCTTGGGTTTGAATGTGACATTGACGGATCTCCGTTATCTATTCAAAAAATCGACTTAGCATTAAAATCTGGTAAAAATATTTAAGGACAGTTCATGAGCGACTATTTAAAATCAACTAATTTTGCCACTAAAGATACACTTCCTAGTGGTAACGCAAACAAAATTGTAAAAGGCACTGAACTAGATACTGAGTTTAATGCTATAGCATCTTCTTCTGCTTCCAAAGCAGATACACTTAACCCAGTCTTTTCTGGTTTATTGACAACAGATACTTTAGTAACTACAAGTACTGCTAACTTTGGTGGTGAAGTATCTACCTCGGCTAATATTACTCAATCTGGTACTGGTGCATTAAACATCGCCAAAGGAACGACTGGACAACGACCTGCTACTCCGACTACTGGTGCTCTTCGTTATAATACAACTTTAGGTTATATTGAAAATTATACTGGTACTGAGTGGAGAGCTGTTGGTTATGTTACTCCTGCTGACGTTTCAGATAAAGTTAATACATCTATAGGACAATTTGCATTACCTGTTGGAAACAGCGTTCAAAGAACTTCTGGTCCAATCAACGGATTACTTCGTTATAACACAGATACAAACGGATCAGATGCTGGCTTTTATGAGGGATATAAAAACGGACAATGGGTTAAGTTTTTAACTGTTAATGAAGGCAACTACACCATTTCTTATGCCGCTATAGGTGGCGGTGCTGGTGGAGCACTTGGTGGCGGTGGCGGCGGTAAATTCAGCTCAGGCTCTTTTGTTGCAACTCCAACTACAGTTATTTCAATGACTATTGGCGGCGGCGGCGCAAGCGGCGGCGCTGGATCAAGCAGCGTAATTGCTGGAAATGTAACTGCAACTGGCGGTAGTGCAGCTAGTGGTTCTACTGGCGGTACTTCAGGAAACGGCTATGCTGGCGGTATTAATACTGGCGGACAAGGCGGTGGTTCCGGTGGCGGTGGCGGTGCAACTGCGGCTGGTAGCAACGGTGGAAACGCCAGTGGCGGTAACGGCGGTGCTGGTGCAGAAACTGTAATTACAGGATCTTCTGTTTTTTACGGTGGTGGCGGTGGCGGTTATACAGGTAACGGCGGAACAGCCGGTGCTGGCGGTAGTGGCGGTGGTGGTAGCGGCGGTTATTACGAGGCTTCAGCACCTTCATATGGTTCTGGTGCAAACGGTACAACAAATACTGGCGGAGGTGGTGGTGGTTCTCCCGGACCTGCTTCTCCAAGCACATCTAGTGGTGGTTCAGGTCGAATAATTCTTTCTGTGCCAACTACATCGTACACTGGCACAACTACAGGAAGTCCAGTAATAACTACTTCTGGTGCTAGTACTATTCTTGTTTATAACTCTTCTGGTACATACACAGCTTAATGGAAGCATTGAGTAGCAAAGTACCTGTTGTTATTCGTAAAGACTATGTAATGTACTTAGAAGATTTTAATCAGATGTTATGGTTTCATACAGATATAGCACGATGGACTAAAGAAATAAAAATTAAGTATTTAGAAGATTTAAACTTATTACAATATTTAACAGGCGTTCCACTAATGGCTGCTGTAGAACAAGAGAATAATAAATTGAAAAAATTTGGACACACACTTAATTTTACCCATGTTGATACTACAACTGGAAAAGACGGTAAAACATACAACATTTTTAGCAGGAGTTTATAATGGGTAATTTAACTAGTTCAGTTTTGGGTATAGGCGGAGCCGTTGCAGGAAATGCTATAGCACCCGGAATTGGGGGTATTGTTGGGTCAATGGCTGGAAGCGCTTTAGGCGGTGCGCTTTCAGGAAGTGCAGCCAATGATGCCGCAAATCAACAAGCCGCTGCTTATCGTAATGCTGCAAACCAAGCTGCGGCAAATGCACAGTTTAAACCGTTTGGAATGACTACCAATTTTGGTACGTCTAATTATGTTTACGACCCAACTACGGGTAAAATGACATCGGCTGGCTATACGTTAAGTCCTCAGTTGCAAGGAATGCAAACAGGATTAATGAACGCTGCTGCTAATTATAATTATCAACCAGATGTTGGTTTTATTAATGGTGTTCGTCAAAACTCATTAGCTGGTATGCAAATGGCAATGGGACAAGCACCTAATGCGTTTAATGCTGGTAATCAATTATATGCTCGGTCTCAAGAACTGTATCCACAAGGGCAAACTGCCTATAATCAAGGTAATGCTTTATTCCGTCAAGGCGAAGCTGTTACAGCACAATCTCCGGGAATGTTTGCTAATGCTCAAGACTTATATAACACAGGCGCAAGTTACTTAGGTTCAGCACCACAAGCCGAAGCAGATTACATGGCTCGTACAAGAGCTGCTTTAGCCGGTGGAGACGAACAAACTTTAGCACGATTAAGAAATCAAGTATACTCTACTGGTAGAGCTGGTTTAGCCACAGGTGGAACAACAACTGGAATGCTTGCTGCTAACCCAGAAATGGCTGCTTATTATAATGCGTTGCAACAACGTGATCTTGATATGGCTACTAAAGCACAGGCTGAGGGACGTACTAATGTTGCTCTTGGTGCTACTCTGTACGGTCAAGGCGGAAATTTACAAAGTCAGGCTGCTGGTGTTGCT